CATCCTTACTAGCTGCAATCTTTGCACCAGCTAATCCAGGACCCTTTTGAGTACGAGTGAATGCCTTATTAGGATTCATCTTAGAAGTATCGCTTGAAGCAGCTTTTTGCTTATATGAAGCAAGAGTTGTTGGTGAAAGCTCATCGAGCTGTTCTATTTCTTCTTTGGTGAAACGACCTTTATTCATTTTCATATATCCAAGACGCTCTTTTGTTCCTTTTTTTGAGTTTGGTCTTGAAAAGTTTTTATAGACGCCCTGCTTAGCATCCAAATAGTCTTGTGACCAGTTGTGTCCTTTACGACCATTATCATCAATATCAGCACCTCTTTCAGCATGTTTTGCTGTTTTAGAACCAAACTTGTTCTTAATTCTATTCAATGTCTTATCTGCTTTTTTCTGATCGTTTGGTTCGGAATAGAAATCTGTAGCTCTAGACTGTCTATGTCTATAAGCATCAATTGCTGCTTTTTTTGATACTTCATCAACCTGCTCCAAATCTTCTTTCATATCTGAAGCTTTTTTGAACTTAACGTCCATCATATTCAAGCCATGCTCTGATTTAAGTCTCTTAGCAACATGGCTATGAGAACCAGTCATAACATGCTTTCTTCCATTACTCATTACTGAAACAGATACTTTATGTTCCTTATCGCCAGGAAGTTTGGTCCACATTGTACCAGTTGCAGTCTTGGCTTCATCTACTAACTCAACTTCCTCTGCACGCATCTTCTTAAGAATAGCACCTGCTACACGTTGACCAGCTTCTTTAGAACCATAACGCTCTGCAGCAGAAGCAGCAATGTTAGCAAAGTTCTTGCCAGGCTTACCAATATCCTTACCAGCGCGCGCAGCTTTTGCAGAAAGAGTTGCTTCATCAATATCTTTTTCAACTGCAGATGGTTTTACCTGAAGACCCTTATCATATGCTTCTATTGACTCATCGTCATCTCTGAAGTTTTCATATGATGCTGTCTTTGGATCTTCTCTACGAGGACCACCTTTGAAAAGAAAATCTTGATCTGTTACACCAGGAACAAGATCTCTATTGTCTGCCTTAGCATGAAGAGCCTTAAAGTTCTTTTCACCCTGTGAAAGAGGTTCAGCTACTTCGCTTACTATATCTTTAAACTTCTTCAACATCTGTTGTTCCTTCGTTGTAATTTAGATCAGAATCTACTTGTACTGAGGGTTCATCCATTACAACGGGTTCTTCTGCAGTTGCTGATACAGCACCAAACATGCTTGCTGCTACATCGGCAGTCATATTTTCAATTGCCTCTGAAGCCTTAGCAGACATAACGCTATCAATGGCAGGTGCAAGATTAACTGCATCCTTTGCCCAAGCATAACCCAAAACATCACCTAAAGTATAATTGTCACTCATTTTGCCCTCTAAAATTGTTTATTAAATTATTTATAAATTATCTTCCAGCACCATCTATATTAGGTGTAGTGGTGCGAGGCTGAGGCTTGCTAGCTGGAGCAGATTGTTGAGCTTGTTGATCAGATGCAATATCATCTTCACCTGCACCCATATCCTCTACAGCACTGCCCTCTTCATTAATCTCTGCCATCATCTGTTCAATTTCTTCATCGGTTTGCATAAGAACATTCTTACGAACCCAATTATCAGAATAGTACTTACCAATGTAAGGGATAATATTCTGAAGATTCTGAAGTCTATTCTGAAGAATTTCTGCTTCTTTAAATTCCTTGAAATGATTATCGATAGCAAAATCAAAAGTAATAGCGTTAGAAATTTCTTTCCAATCTTCTTCTGCTACAATACCTTTAAGAATAAGTTGCTTCTCTAAAGCCTTCATGAAGATATGAGAGAATCTTCTTCTTAGACGTCCAGCAAACTTAGTAAACTTGACTTCGTCTCTAGTAATTTCAGCTGCACGGCCAAGATTGAATCCTGGTTCTGATGGCTGTAATCTTGATACGGGAACATTAAGAGCTTGGAATAATTTCTTTTGAAAATACTCAACATCAGCCATTTCGCCAAGATTTTGACCTGCAGGAAGAGTAGTAATTTCCGTACCACGATTACCTTCACGACGAGGAAGCCAGTAGTCTTCCATCATTGTCATATATTTACGATCGTCTCTTACATCACCTGTAGTTGCATCGTAGACAAGACGGTTCTTGTGCTTCTGCATCATATCACGAAGATACTGCTCAGCCTTAATCTTAGGAAGATTTCCTACATCAATGTAGAAAATTCTACGTTCTGGAGCACGTGAAATACGATAAATGACAGTTGCATCTTCTAAAGTTCTTAACTGATTAAGAGGCTTAATAGCCTTCTGAAGATGTGAATAAACCATTGCATTATTCTTATCCATCATTCCAGATGTGGCATGAAGAATAGAATCAGGAGAAATTCTTACACCTGTAATAGCATTGGCAGTAGTATCTAAAGGAAGACCAGCATTACCACCAGCTGGCATGAAGTTTCTTTCGTTGTAAATGTAATACTCATTTAACTTAGAAGTAACTGTGACTTGACCTTTAGGCTTTCTTCTTACTTCACGGATCTTTCTGATCTTTCTAGGATCAAGATAGCGAAGTTCCCTAATACCATTTCTAGGATTGTTTTCATCAATAATGATATGGTAGTACATTCTACCATCGACATACCATCTCTTGAATAACTCGTAAGATTCATTTTCAAAGTTAAGAAGATCTTTAACGGTGTTAAATTCTTCTCTAATTCTTTGTTTAACAGATTCGGAGTATTCTAACTTATCTGTATTAATATCAACAATATTATCAGCATCGGTGTCAATACATTCGTTGACTATATCATCAATAGCCATTTCAATTTCTGGCTGTAAAGATATTTCTCGATACTTGGATACTAATTCTGCTTCTGTTCTTGCTGTGCCATCAAGGTCAACGTAGGTGCCATATGCACCACCTGCAGCAACAACGACAGCACCGTCATCTTCGATGGGCGGTGCAAAGGACTCAATAGGTTCCTCGTCTTTTCTCTTTATTTCAAAACCAAATAGTTGTACCATAATATTTCCTTAAGAAAGAGAGAGCCGTTAATGTTATATTTATCAACGGCTCTCAGCTTAAATCTTAAGCACCACCGGCGTTGCCAGTCACACTATTCAACACTTCAAAAGTATCATACTGGAATTGTACTTGGAATTCCTCAATTTCATCAACAGCTGCCCAAGCAAGATCAATAGGAGTAATAGTCTCTGGATAAATTCCATTGAACTGATACACTCTAAGGATTTCGCCAGCCTTACCAAACTGAGTCACAGTTGCCTGTGACTTGTAAAGTGAAGGGGCACCTGAACCAAGAGCAGTTACGTTCTGCTGGTAAAGATTAATAGAATTGTTCCACTGTTCCATTGCATTACGAACGAGGAAGTCTTCATCGTTGATAATTGTAACAGTCCATGGATCAAATCTACGATCACCAGCCATCTTTAGCTTTCTGCCAAAGTAAGGCACCTCAATGAGCCCTAGCGTTGAGCTAGGGATCTGAGCTGTCTTGCAGAGGAATGGAAGCTTAAGATCAGCAACTGGGTTAACAGGATTACTGATAATTACTTGGAATAGTGAGGGTCTTGCACCACCATAAGTTAGTTGTGCGCGGATGTCATTAATATTGAATGCCATTTTTAATTACCCCTCTCAGAATCGTCCAACAATTTCTTCGAATTCTACGCCAGTGCGTACAGCCACGAAGTTAAGCTGGATGAAGTTGATTGAACGAGCAGGCTTGATATAGATATCTCCTCTGAACTCATTGCGATCAATTACTTCTGGAGTGTTATTGGTGTTATCGCAAACCACTCTGAAGTCGTATATACCTCTGCGACCCTGAACATCTCTGAGATATGGCTCTACTAGATTGCGGAATGTTGCTCTAGTAAACTCATCGTTGAACTCGAAGAGCGTTGACTTAGCAGCAATTGCAATTGCCTTCTCAAGTACAATGAACAATCTACGAACATTGATACGATCGAATGCTGAAGGTCTTGCAAGAAGTGTCTTATCACCATAAAGAACAGTACCCTGACCAGGGAAGTTAACAACTGGGTTAACTCCGTTCTTATAAAGCTGATCACGATCTGCCTTATCTGGATTATAAGCAAGTCTAATGATATTCTTGATATTACCTCTGTTGAATCCAGCTGGTGAGAACCAAGGATCGCGAGTTGAATCAGTGCGTACACAGAGACCAGCAATGTCACCATTCATTGGAACCCAACGATATGTGTCATTATACTTGTCGTATTGGTACTTAGCACTAGAATCGAGAACTGCGTAAGAAGTTGATCTTAGAAGGTTACGGAAGTTATTAACATTGGTTAATTCTCTTCCTGGAACATTTACTGTACTTGAAGTTGGTGGTGAAACAAATACCACGCAATCTTTTCTGTACTCTGCAATGTTATCGATAAGATAGTTTGCAAGCTGTTCACCTGAACCACCACGAGCCTTACCAGCAAGGATCAATGATACATCAACATCTTCAGCTGACTTATAGAGATCATATGCAGTAAGAACCTTGGAAAGTGCTACTGTTTCTTCTGCATCATCTGCACCACCACCAGCAAATGAGAATGTTGCCACACTACCAACTGCCTGATTTGTGGTAAGATTTACTGCTGTATCAGAACCATATCCAGTCTTACCAGCCCATACCCACTGAGAATTGTTCTTTAGAACATCCTTGAAGTAGATAGAACCACCCTGTTCGCCCTTTGCATCGGTAGCTCTTGAAACACTCTTCCATACTTCAAGAATTTGACCAGGAACACCAGAGATTCTTCCATCTTCATCAGCAACAACAATATGAAGTTCATCACCAACTGAAGGGTTCGCATTTCTTGTTGCAACATAGTTAGAAGTACCAGGAGCAGCATCTACTGAGTTAAAGTATTCCCAAAGTCTAGTTACTGAAGCTACTTCAATAGAAGATGTAGTTGTATTTGCCCAGTTTGCAATAGTCCAATCTGATTTTAGAGACTGGCGATCAGCAAGATTAATTACTAAGTTTCCTGAAGAAACATTAGTTGTATCTACATTCATTACTTGGACATACTGGGTACCAATTGTAGTATTACCAATTAGGATATAATCACCGCTGGTAATAGCAGCGTTAATTCCAGTAAGGAAAGTCTGCTTATCTGCACCTACAGCATCAATTCTGATAGTTGTTGAACCTACGCTAGCAGTTAAAGCAACACCATTTGCAGTAAATGTGTTATTTGCAATTGGAGTAATTGAAATTGCCTTGGAATATGCATCAGCAGAAGGGCAAACAGAAATCTTTAGAGAATTTCCAATTGAACCAGGATACTTAGCCCAATATGCTTGCTGAGCATTTGCAGTATATGTGCTTTCACCAGCAATATAGTCGTTTAGATTCTTAATCTGAACAGTATTTACAAAGTTAGTTGAGTTGGCTGATGAGGCAGTAGAATTTGCAACAGCATTATAGTTAGTTGCACCAGCTGCACGTGCAACATATAGCTGATTGCCATATGCTAGGAAGTTAGCAGCAGTATAGAAAGTTTCAAAATTGTTTGCAGTTGGCTTACCAAAAGTGTTGACTAGCTCTTGTTCTGAAGAAATAAGAATTCTTTCTTCTACAGGGCCCCAACTAAATACACCTGCGATAGCACCTTCCGTAGTAGATACTGCAGGCACAATGGTTGTTAAGTCAATTTCTGATACATTAACACCAGGGCTTACTTGAAATGGCATAGGTTTCTCC